AGAAAGCACAGAGGTTTTCGCACAGAGCGAGTTGTAGCTGAGTACCTATCGACTCAGTGGCAGGGCGCATGTGTGGGAAGGGGTAGTGGCAAGGATATTGTCAATGTGCCATTCGATGTTGAAGTCAAAGCCCGCGCTGGATTTCAACCGCTTGCGTACATAAAGCAATTAAAGGCTCGGACATCCATTTCGGGGGAATTGGGATTCGGAGTCATACGGCTAAATGGGCAGGGAGAAGATGCAGCGGAGTATGCCTGCATCATCCGATTAGCTGATCTCTTGCCACTACTCATATTAAAGTACGGACACTTAGATAAAGAACCTAAAGAGACTGACATCGAGCGATGCAGCTGTGGTTCATGGATGATTGGGAGATGCCTTACATGCCAGCCTACGATTACAAATGTGGAAGATGCGGATTAAAGAATGAACTGCATCATGGCTGGCACGATAAACCAACAGTTCTATGCACTTATTGTAATGAACCTATGATCAAGTTAATTAGTCCAGTAGGAGCAATCTTCAAGGGTACTGGATGGGGTAAAGATAAATAGTTATTAACATCTGTGGATAAGTAGGGGCAGAACTTCACTTCACGCTTAGTTAGGACACGAGTTATGCACATCATTGACACGCATGGTACGCTAACGGCGCAGAGCCTCTCAAAGGCTCACCGCAAGCCCTTCAGGGGCGTAGCTTGCGGGGTGCTAGTAGCTATTGGGATAGCTCTATTGCTAGTGCCTAGAGCAGGTAGCTCTGAATCAGTGCAACAAAAAGAATACATAGACTATAAGACTTATGCGTTATATCTATTAGACTTTAACTATAAAGAGTATGTCTGCTTATTAAAGCTGTATGGTAAAGAATCAGCATGGAATCCATTAGCAAAGAATGGTAGTCATAATGGTATTCCTCAAGGTAGAAGTGAATGGCTTGCAACCCAAGATGGTTGGTCTCAGGTACGATGGGGGCTTGACTACATAGGCCATAGATATGGTGAGCCATGCATTGCATTAGATCATTGGAGAACTAAAGGGTGGCATTAGACAAGCTGAACTCAAGACGCTATCGAGTTCATAAGCAGCGAGTGTTCGATAGAGATGGACGCATCTGTCGCTATTGTGGCAGTGATGAGGAGCCATTGCACATCGACCACATAATCCCCCGCAAGGTTGGTGGTACTCACGATCTAGATAACCTTCAAGTCCTATGCAAGCCATGCAACTTACGCAAGTCAAGCAAGGAAGAGGGCGTTTTTTTAGCACAGACGGCTACCCCCCCTGTCTTTTCTTCCCGTATCTCCCCGATGCAGTCGGAGCCGATGCTGGACAGTCCTTTTACAGTTCGACCTAATCCCATTCCATGACGACTAAGCCTAAAAAGACCCAACCGCTACGAGGGGCAACCAAACCGAGGGTTCATAGCCCACTTCTTAAAGGCAAGACCAGAGCTAATGAAGTAATTGAAATGGTTGAGCGTCTAAAAATGGACAAGCTCATGCCTTATCAGGAGTTCATCCTTAAAGACATGATGATGGTGGATAAAAAGAACAATTACAGGCGCAAGACAAGTCTGCTGCTCATAAGTCGCCAAAATGGTAAGTCTCATCTAGGTAGAGTCAGGGTTATCTGGGGAATGTTCTATGGAGACGAAAAGAAGATAATTATCATGTCTGCCAATAGAGCTACATCCCTTATGCTATTTCGAGAGATTGCATGGATTATAGAATCAACACCAGAGTTAAAAGCCATGACTAAGGTAATTAGGTACGCAAATGGCGGGGAAAGAATAGAGCTGCTTAATGGAGCGACTCTCGATGTAATCAGCGATAACTCGTCCTCTCCCAGAGGTCGCACTGCTGACTTCTTATGGATCGATGAAATCCGCGAAATCTCAGAAGACGGCTATAAAGCAGCAGTACCAGTAACACGCGCCCGCGCTAACGCCCAGACATTTTTAACATCGAATGCAGGTGATGTATTTAGCAGTGTGCTTAATTCGCTTGTCGAACGCGCTAAAGAGTATCCACCAGAGACATTTGGCTATTATGAGTATTCTGCCCCGCAGTATTGCAAGATAGATATAACTCTAGATTCCTTTTGGCGAGATGCAGTAGTTCCTAGCAATCCTGCTCTGGGGTACATAATTACTAAAGAGTCGATTGAAGAAGCAATCGCTACAGCTGCTACAGAAACTACGAGAACCGAGACGCTTTGCCAATTCGTAGATTCTTTACAATCACCTTGGCCTTTTGGCATTCTTGAGGATACTAGCGATAACACGCTAGAAATTGCTGTTGGGGCTTATACTATATTTGGTTTCGATGTCAGTCCTTCGAGAAGGAACGCATCTTTAGTCGCTGGACAATTACTTCCAGATGGAAGGATTGGCATTGGAATCATGCAGACTTGGAGTTCTCAGGTCGCAGTAGATGATCTAAAGATTGCAGCTGAGATTAAAGGCTGGTGCGATTTGTTTCATCCGCGAATGGTCTGTTATGACAAGTACGCGACTCAATCCATAGCCGATAGATTAAAGCAGGCTGGAGTTATGACCGAGGATGTCTCAGGCCAGCAGTTCTATCAAGCCTGTGGAGATTTGCTCACTGGATTGGTGACGCATAAGGTCGTTCATAATGGGCAAGCGGAACTTATTCAACAAATGAATAACTGTGCAGCCAAAGTCAATGACTCAGCTTGGCGTATCGTAAAAAGGCGCAGTTCTGGCGATATTAGCGCGCCTATCGGAATTGCAATGGTCGTAAGCAAGTTAATGCTTCCAGCACCTAAGCCTCAGATTTATAGTTAGACACGCACTAGCATATTGTCTAATCTCTTGACAAATGCTACAATTTCTGTCTATGGGTATCTTCTCGCGTAAGCCTCAAATCTTGGAAGCGCAAAACGCTCCACAAATTATGTCCGAGTCTTACTTGACTTATGGCAATTACTTTCCAGTCATGGTCACTCGCGCCCAAGCTCTTTCCGTACCCAGCATTAAAAGATGCCGCGATCTAATCTGTGGCACTATTGCAAGTATCCCTTTAGAGTATTACAAAAAATCTACAGGTGAAATGATTTCTCCACCTAGATGGATTGAGCAACCATCTAAAGCTCAGCCACGATTTGAGACACTATATTTCACTTTAGATAGCCTTCTCATGTATGGGGTCAGTTACTGGCAGATTACTGAGACCTATCTCGAGGATTCGAGAATGGCTAACGCTAATTGGGTTGCTAATAATCGAGTTACATTCAATACAGACTCAGTCAATAATTTTGTAACACAGTATTATTTAGATGGCGTACCACTTCCAATGTCAGGTCTTGGTTCTTTAATTACATTCCAAAAAGATGAAGGCATTCTTGCTGTTGGTGGTTCTACTATCAAAGCTGCACTTGATGCACAAAGAGCAGCAAGCGTAGCTCTGGAAACTCCATCTGCGACTGGGTTTCTGAAAAACTCGGGGGCTGACCTTCCACCTAATGAAGTTACTGGATTACTAGCTGCATGGAAGCGCGCTCGCCAAAATAATGGCACTGCTTATTTAACTGCAACTCTTGATTATCAAACTACAGGCTTTAGTCCTAAAGACATGGCTTACCAAGATGCCATTCAAGGATTAGCGACTGAATGCGCCAGACTCTGTTCTGTTGATCCATATTATGTTAGTGCTTCGATGAACACGACTATGACCTATGCAAATGTGCAGGATGAACGCAAGCAGATGGTCGCTTTCACATTGCAGCCTTATGTCTCAGCGATTGAGTCTAGGCTCAGTATGGATGATGTCAGCACTGCTGGACATTATGTCAAGTTTAGTTTAGACGACTCATTCTTGCGTACAGAACCAATGGAAAGATTGCTAGTGCTAGAAAAGATGTTAGCACTTGGTTTAATTACAACAGAACAAGCAATGCAAATGGAAGACCTATCACCTAACGGGAATGGCAGCTAATGGAAACTCTATACATTGAAGCATCATCAATCGAATGCTCAGAAGAACGCAGAGAAATCTCTGGAAAGATTGTGCCTCTTGGTACTGGTGAAATCGGCCATACTAATCTTGGTGCATATACCTTTGCAGCTAACTCTATTGAGATTGCAGACCCAACAAAGATTAAGTTGCTATCACAGCACGATCTAAAAAAGCCTATTGGTCGCATGACTGCTTCAGAAACTCGCGCAGATGGTATCTATGCGACTTTTAAGTTAAGTCGTTCATCTGGTGGCAATGACGCACTTATTATGGCGCAAGAAGGATTAGTTACAGGATTGAGTATCGGGGCAGAAATCCTTGCATCTCAACCATCCAAAGATGGACACACAGTTGTCTCATCGGCTCGTCTAAAAGAAGTTTCTCTAGTAACTGTTCCCGCATTTGCGTCTTCAGAAATACTAGAGATCGCAGCAGAGGAAGTAATCCCTGTTGAAGAAAACCCACAAACAGAAAGCGAGACAGCTGTGGAGAATACTCCAGAGACAGTTGCAGCACCAGTAGAGGCAGCAGCAGTTGAAGCTGCTCGTCCTACAGTTACAGCAATGTATTACACAAACCCACGC